GAATATTGAAATAGGTTCTTGTGTTAATGAAAAGATTTTTCCAATATTTAAAGATACTGAAAAATTATTGGAATACGCAAATAAAATAAAATGCTATGAAATTATAAATAATTATGTTTTGGTGCCAAATTTAAATTATTTACAAAACGCATTAAAAATTGGAGTAAAAAATTTCTCATTAATTACATCAGTTTCAAATGAGTTTCAAATAAAAAATACTCGTATGACGATTTCACAAAATGAAGAAAATATAGCGAATATGTTAGCATATTTGGATGAGTATTCTAATTATAAATTGGATGTTTATGACGATGTCGTGATTGATTATAAACCATATAACGTTAAACTATATGTATCATGTATAAATGAGTGTCCAGTTGTAGATAAGAAACTAGACAACACGGATATTGTTAATACATTAGAAAGATTAAGTAAATTTAATATAAATAAAATTTGTTTATCTGACACCTGCGGAACATTGATTCCAGAAGATTTAATTAATATTTTAAGAAATTGTAAAACACGTGGCGTTGATATTTCAAAATTCTCGTTACATCTACATGTAAAACCAGAAAGAGAATATATTGTTGAAGAATTGGTATTTATAGCTTTAGATAATGGTATTAATGAATTCGATGTATCAAATTTATCAACTGGGGGATGTTCAGTTACAATGGACGCAAGTAAAATCGCACCAAATATGAATTATGAACAATATTATAGATTCTTAACAAATTATTTGGAAACGCGTAGTTAAAATAAGCAAAAAAGTCATATTTAAAATATTACGTTGTATTTAAATATAAAAACACTTTACAAATTATAAATAAGTAAATGTCATTACAAATTCATCAAACTATAAAAAAAAAATTAAATTACTTTCATGAAATGCATAAAATTCCAAATATATTATTTCATGGACCATCCGGAAGTGGCAAAAGGACTATTATTAATGAATTTATTCAAAAAATATACGACGATGATAAAGAGAAAATAAAAGCCTTTGTTATGTATGTAAATTGTTCTCATGGAAAAGGTATAAAATTTATAAGAGAAGAATTAAAATTCTTTGCTAAGACACATATAAATTCAAATGGTGGTAATATTTTTAAAAGTATAATTCTTTTAAATGCTGATAAATTAACAATGGACGCACAATCCGCATTAAGAAGGTGTATTGAATTATTTAGTCATAATACAAGATTTTTTATTATTGCTGAAGACAAATACAATTTAATGAAACCTATATTATCTAGATTTTGTGAAATATATGTTCCAGAACCAATATTAAACAATACTATTATAAATTTATATCAACATAACCTAAATGAAGTGTTTAATATGAAAGATATAAAGTATAATCGTTTTGAATGGCTCAAAAAAGAATTAATTAAATATGCCAATAAAAAAATAACAATAGATGATTTAATGGATTTTTGTGTAAAATTATATGAAAAAGCTTATTGTGGTTTAGATATAATGAATTTATTAGAAAACCCTAAATTTTTAGAATCATACATAAATAATGAAAAACGTTATGAAATGCTATTATGCTTTAATAGAGTAAGAAAAGAGTTTAGAAATGAAAAATTATTGTTATTATTTATTTTAAATTTTATTTTTTTAAGTTCAGAACTATCTTTAGAAAATATAAGTTTTATGTAAATGGATGATTTCAATGTTAGCGCTCTTCATGAATCCAAAAATGAATGGGGATCCCGTTTAGTTACTATATTAACACCTTTAATCATTGATGGTTATAAATCTATACTTGATGAATCTATTAAGCTTTGTAATGAAAATGGCGAACATGATAAATATTTAATGACCTTTCAAAATTTAATTTCACGTATTCCAAAATGGAACTCTCAAATTATCGAAACAGAAAGAAAGAGAATTTGTGAAAAATCTGGTTGTTGTTATTTAGAAGATTTAGTCACATGTGTTCATATTATTCAGCTAAAAATTTTAACTGCTATGCGCGTTGGTCAAAAACAAAAAAAGATTGATATTAATATTCCAAAATTAGATGATTTTATTCATAAAACATATATTAATGTAGCAAGAAAGGTTTATAAAAACGTGTATCTTTTTGAAATTAATATTCAACCACTTCAAGTTCAAAAAAATTATAGAGAATTAGAAATAATTGTACAAGAGTGTATTTTAAATACATTAAGAGAAAGCATTCCCGTGGAAGCTATTTTAAAGGCTTATATGGATGAAACTGTAGAAGAAGATGTTGTTGAAGAAGTAAATGAACAAATTATTGAAGAACCTATTAAACAAAAAAATGAAGCATCAACACAACCATTTAGTTATGAACAACCTCAAAAATACGGCTTAACTTTTAATGATATAGATTATGTAAAAACGAATGATGGTAATACTATAAATGTTAGCGCACCTAAATCCATTGATAGATTAGAAGAAATAAGTCAAATGAGATATGCGCAAAGAAAAACAGAAGAAGAAGATGATGATAATGTTAAACTAAATATATCAAATGAATCATTTAATCTAGATTTATTAGATCTTCATAATATTGAAGAACCTAAATTAGATTTAATACCAGATTTATTAATTGATGAAATTGAAATTTTAGAATAATTTGCGTAAAAAAATAAATAAGAAACTGCTTTAATAAATTAATGGATAATATATTTTTAATTGCGGCTATAATATCAGTCATTTTTTTAGTTACTAAATTTATTGAAATGAGATTTATTGAAAAAGAAAGCAAACCAATGAAGTTATTAATAAGAGACTCTCTTTTAGTTTATTTTAGCATAGTTTTTGGTCATTTTATTATAGGGCAAATTAATCCTATGTTAAAAGGAGGAAATATAGGGAAAAATATAACACCCGTTTTTACAGACAATCCTGGATTTTAAATTCTTTTTATTTGCTTATATTATAATGAAAAGAATTAGAACAAAAAAAAATACAAAAAAATATAGAAAAACAACAAAAACAAGAAGAATTAGAAAAGGAGGAGGAGAGAAGGAAAAAAAAGAAAAAATGATTAAGGATAATTTTAGAAATATGTTTTTAAGGTTTTTTCAAAAATTCAAAACTGCTATAGAATCACATAATACTAAACTATTAAACGCATCAATCGAATCGTTAACAAATGGATTTAAAAGTAATCAAATGGGTATTAATACTTTAATTCCTGTTACCAATAATACAATCCCTGTAAATAAATATAATTACAAAGCGGATGTAACGCCTATCATTGCGTTTGTTCCTTTATTGGTCGTTATATTTGATAATATTGATGACAACAGTATTAGAAAAATATTAGTAGCTAGTTTTATAAAAAACAAAGGTAATATTAATTTACAGAGTTATGTAAAAAATATATCAGCATTATCATCTGCTATAAAATTACAAGATAAAGAATTAGTCACATTTTTATTGAAAAATGGTGCCGACATTAAGATTTTATCAGAAGAACAAAAAATACAATTAGAAACGCTTATTAAAGAACCAGAAATTGAACAAATTATTGAACCTGAACCTGAAACCCCTATCATAAAACTGATACTTCCAACTGATTTGCCAAGCGTTTCAGGTTATGACCCAAGCGTAGAGCCAGAATTTTGGAAACCGTTATTCGGAGAAAATAATATGATGATACTTAGAGAAAAAATTAATAATATGATGAATGTAGATAGCCAAATACGAATTATTAATGGAGAAACTAGCGATTTATGGAGTGTATGTAAAATTAACCAAGCAATGATACCAACTTATTTTACTCAAACAAAAAATGAACCATATGAATTTTTTGGAACTTTTTATTCTGATACAAATGTAGATTTCTCTCATTATAATATTATATTATGCGCATCATTAATTATTTTTGGAATCATATCACAAAAAATGATTGGACAAGATTATAAATTAATATTTAAAGGTGGTAAGGCAATTCAACTTGAATTGGCTTCAATACAGGATACAAGTTCTTATAAAACAGAAGATATTGATATTTTAATTTTACCAGATGCTAGCATTCCTTATGATGAAATTAAAATAAAAAGCTTATCTGGACACTTGGCTTATTTAATGAGATGGTTTTTAAATAATCCAGAAACTCAATATGTTGTCTCTGTGCTGGAACCTAATCCAACAAATCTAAGAGCAAACCCGTTTATTTTTAAGTTAAGTTATGTAAAAACAAGTCAAAGGTTTAACCCAAGAACAAAAACAATGGTTGCTGATTTTAAACAATTTTCTGATATAGACTTTAAAGATATTCCTCAAAATGTAAAACCTTTTTTTGATAATTATAGAGAATATCCGTTTAACATTGAAGAATTAGGTGAAAAGGTTTTATTTAGATGTCCAAATATAGGTTCTTTATTAGATGAAAAAATATATTACTATTCAAAATATTTCGGTTTTAAAAAAATGCTTCAAGAGAGAAAACCGATAACAGAACCTGGTTATGAAAGACTAAATATTATAGAATGTGATAGATATTTAGATAAGTTTAAAAGAGCAATTTTATCTATGAATGCAGGTTTACAAAAACAAAGAAATCCAGGCATTATGCCAGAGGAATTATTAATAAAAGAGATGAACTCTATAAAAAATCGTTTGGATAAATTGGGAATTAAAGATGCTGACACAAAAGAAATGATAATCAATAGTTTATATAAATAACCTATTAACCAGTCCAAACTTTTAACGACCAGTCCAAACTTTTAACGACCAGTCCAAACTTTTAACGACCAGTCCAAACTTTTAACGACCAGTCCAAACTTTTAACGACCAGTCCAAACCTTTAATACTGCTTTTGGTATAGTGCCTTTTTTTAAGTTAGTGATATATTTTTCAAAAGTTAAATCACACCATTTCTGATACTGCATTATATCTCCAAACATAGATTTAATTTTATATAGTTTGGGGCTTTCTGTATAAAATATACATCCTATTATTCTCTCTAAACTACACCTATCAGTTCTGTTTTTTAATGAATTTACAAGGTTTACAATTTTATATTTGTTGTTTATTTTTTGTAAAAAAATTAAATTAATAAAACATTGAGAACCAAAACAACCATACCATTTTAATTGAGGCAACCCAATTATATTATTTTTTATTACCAGTTTATCTTCCAATATTTTAAAATTATTTAAAACTGATGAGACGCGTAATATGTTTCCTATATTTTCATTGTCAGAATTAAAATGCCATAATGGTAAAACTTCATATTTATTGAATGCTTCAAATGGTATCATTTTATGAATAAAAACGCTATCATGTAGAATTACAGCGTTTTCAAAAAACTTAAATTTTAAATAATAATAATATGGTAAAACTTCACCTCTGCCTGGAAATTCAGATTGAATAATAATTACATTTTTATACTCAAATTCAGATTGGACGTATTCTTGTTTACTGTTGTCGTCAATAATAATAATTTTAGTATCAGGATAAAATGTTCTTAATAATTTTATAGAATGATTCCAATATTTATTTGTATTTGTAGAATTTACATGTCGTGTAATTATAAATCCAAAATTGTTCATAATATTATATGTATAGATATAATTGTATTATGAACTACTAACAAAAATATTAACTAGATATAGTCAATTAAATGTAACTAGGGATTTTATCAATATCTATTATATCTGAACCAACCTCACCTTTAAAAATTGAATATTCGTTAAATTCAGTTCTCTCTAGTTGTGCTTGTGGGGTATGATTATGTACACACCTTGCAATCATTTTATATAATTTAAAATCTGGATATCTATCAACACCATTACCTTTATATAACATATTTATACCTTTATCATCTAGACACCACTCAACAATTAATCTTTTAATTGGGTCTTTGCATTTGCTTAAATCCTTTATTTCTTCAAAATCATCGATTATATAATCAAATATTGAACAAGCTAAACGACATAAATCAAAACTATAGTTCGGCTCAAGTCTAGGTTTTTTTTCATTTAAATAAGGTTCTGTATTATATTGCGTTGCAGCATCTCCGCCTGGCTGAAAACTATCGCTACAGAAAAGTTTTCCATCAAATTTATAAATACTTCTACCAAAATCAATGATTTTAAATATGCGACCAAATGTTGGAACTTTATAATATTTTTTTTTGTAACAATAATACAAGAATTTTTTGTCAGTTTGATTATACATTACATTATTTGTATGTAAATCATTATGAGTAAAATTAAATGCTTTTTGATAAGTAATTAAAATCATAATTATCTGCATAAAAGCAGAATGCCATTCTTCAGTTTTTAATTCTGAAGTTAAAATTAAATCATCAAATGTATTTTCACAATATTCCATACCAATAACTTGAACAGGAAATTTTGGAATCGTTGCATGTATTACCTCTTCCTCATATTCATCTTCTTTGCAGTGTTTATCTTCATCTTCCCAAATACTATCTTCATCCTCATCTTCAGAATTATATTCATTACCAGACTCTTTAATTTTATCATCATAATTACTATCATCATTACTATCATCTTTATAATCATTATCTCCACAATTTTCACATTCTTCATACAAATCGTTGTCGTTAGTATAGGATGACCTAGAT